TACAGGAATGACTCAAGACGCAGAAGGCTGGAAAACACCAGTATATTCTTCACCGTTTAATAGATTCGGTTAAAGGAGATATAATGGCAGAAGATTTAAATTGGTTTCAAAGAGGAATTAAAAGTATAACAGGCGCAGGTCCAGGTGAAGGTTACTTCCCTGATAATCAAGGATATATACCAGATAAATGGACAGGTGGAACACCTACTAAAGAAGCTATAGGTAATGCAGCAGGATATGTAGCAGATAATCCAATGAGAGCAGGTAGTGCAGTAGTTAGTGCTGGTTTATCAGAAGCTCCTTTTATGCAAGATTATTGGGCTGGTGAAGAAGGGTATATTCCTGATGTTTTAACTGGTGGCGTTCCTACTAAACAAGCCTTAGGAAATGTAACAGGCATGGGAAGTGTTACTAATTTCGATATGAATGACCCAGAATCAGTCAAATCTTTGCAAAAAAGATTAGGTGTTAAAGCTGATGGAATGTTTGGTCCTAAAACTGAACAAGCATATAGATTAGCTGTTGATGAAGAACGTAAAGCAGCAGATCAAGAGTCTTATGAATATGATTATAATCCTCAAGTTCAAGAGCAAAAGAAATTTTCACCATTTGGTGGTCTACTTAGAAAAGCTTATTCAGGCGTGGATAAAAAAATGTTTGGTGGAAAACTTCCAGGTGGATATAAAGATTCAAATGTTATGACAGCTGAGGAGTTTTATAACAAGTAATGGCTAATTTTGGTACATATGAAGGACACAGGATTCTTAGTGATGCTATGGACAGCACACTTAATCGTCAACTTGAAGCAGATAAGTTAAAATCTTATAAGAAAAAGGTTGAAGGTGAAGTTGCTTTAAATCAAATCAAAATAGACGAATATAGAGAAGCAGAAGCTAGGCGTATAGAGAAAGAACGTCAAATAAGGTTTAATGAAACTAGCAGATTAGCTTTAGGCCCTATAACTTCATTTGACCCAGAAGGCAATCTTGTTGTTAATCAAGGTGTATTAGACAGTTATAATAAAACCTTTGATATGGCAAATATATTAACTGGTGACCAAAACAATATTCTTACTAAAGCAGATAGAGACGAAATATTAAACTCTGCTACTTCAATAGGTACTGATGATATACTGAATCTAAAGAAACAATTTATAAGGTCAGGCATGAGTGAAGAAGATATAGAGTCATTTTTAAAGAATAATCCAAGCCTTAAACAGAGTATGGATATTCACAAACTTCAAACAAATGACCCTCTTTATTCAGGAAAAACACATGCAGAAGTTTTAGCTGGAACTGAAGACTCTGACCCTGTATTATCTATGTCTAAAGGTTTTGGAGCTGAAGATCATATAGAGTTATCTCAGCATATGCAAAATTGGGGAGGCGGTATAGAGTTTAAAGGATTAGCTGGTGCAAATTCAACTGATAATAACCAATTAAATATTTTACATCAAGCTCTTATAGCAGGTAAAAATGCTGAAAAAGGTGATTGGAGTGGAGATAAATCAGACACTATATGGATAGACCAAAATCCAGGTGGAGGATGGACTGTAACTGAAAATGATGCTACAGGTAACGATGTTTATGATGTGTATGTTAAAGATGGAAAAGCTTATATCAAATTTGAGGGTGAAGACAAATTGTTAAACGAAATGAAGTCTTCGGATTGGGAGTAATATGGCAATAACTGGAAATTACGGAAGTTCAATGACAGGCGAATCTGCTGAAGTAAAACAACTCAAAGCAGAAAGAAAACGTATACAAAGCTATATTAGAGCGTATGGTAGAAACCCAAAGAACTGGTCTAATAGTATGGTTATGCAATTAGAGCAAATGGCTGCTCAATATCAAGTACCTTTTAAAAGAGTAATCCCAGAAGCCTCTCTTGCTGAACAAGCTTTAGCATTAGGAGGAGGTGTTGCAGACTCTGTTGCTATGGGGTTTATACCAGATAAATTATACACAGATGAATCTACAAGAACTGCAGCAAATGTTGGTAAAATAGGTGGTTCGTTAGCTCAAATAGCTGCCGCTATTGGTTTAACAATTGCATCAGGCGGTGCAGCAGCCCCTACCATAGGAAAAGGTGTAGCTAGTTTAGGTTCAGCTATTCAAGGTGCTAGAGGATTAGCAGGTGCTGCAAATGTTGCTAAAGCTGCAGGTAAATTAGCAGTTACTATACCAGCTAGAATGCCTGTAGGTCAAATGACAAGTGGAGCTATTAGGCAAGGAGCAAAAGCTTTGGCACCATATGGAGCAGGTAAAGGTTGGAAATGGGCTAAAGGTATGGAAGCTACTGCTGGAAGATCTGCTACTGCAGCTACATTAAAAGAGGCTACTAGAGCAATAGATAATGCTGGAGATTTAGGTAAAGTAGTTAAAGGTAAAAACTTAAGTAAAGAACATATTGCTGGTCTTACACGAAAGATTACAAGTAAATATGGTAAAAACTCTAAAGTTACTAAAAATTATTTGGAGCAATTAAAAAATCACAAATCACTAGAAAGTCTTGATGGCGTAAGTACAAGTCAAATAGTTGATATGGCTAATAAAATGGTCAAAACTCATAATGTTAATTCAGCTAATGTTAAAAAACTACTTACAAAAGTTGGAGCAAGCGCTAGTGATGATAATGTTAAGCTTATTGTTAGCAAATTAAAAGACGCTAATATAACTAAGCTTGATGAAAAAGCTGTAGCACAGTTGTTAAAATTGGTTAAACAAAAAGCCCCTAAAGGTGAAGTGGGGCTAGGAGACATTGATAAATGGGGAGCTTTAGGTGCACTTGGTCTTGGAGCAGGAGCAGGTATGAGCCTAATGGATTACACACCTTCTAGGGAAGAATTAGAAAAGCAAGAAGATCCATACGACCCGTATAATATGTAACGGAGAATAAATGGCGGAGCAAGATAGGTTTGACGAATTAACGGAGTTTAAGCCTTTTTATGATAAGCAAACTACAGAAAGACTTCTAAATGCTTATAAATTTAAACCTCATACATTTAAGCCTGAGTTAGTATCTCAGCTTAAAGATCATGCAGTTCATCATAAATTAGAAGTACCAGAGCCTCCTACAGGAAGTCCTAGAGATAGTGACTTTAATCTTATGCGTGGTATCAAGCAAATGGGACAAGGTTTTGTTTCTGGCTTTACTACATTTAACGTAGGCGAACCAACTGATAATGAATATGAACGTATAATGCGTTCTTTAGGTTCTCTTGGTGGTTTCTTAGGTTATATACCTTCTGCTCCTTTTAAAGCAATGGGTGCAAAACAACTAGCTAATATGGCTAGAGCACTTAAAGGTAATTCTGTTCCATTATATCTTTCTAAAAAAGCTACTGAAAAAGTAGGTCCCGTTGTTGCTAAGACTTTAGAAACATCTAAAGCAGCTAAAAATGATTCATTTAAAACAGCACTTGATTTTCTAACTACTGATAATGCTAAACATGTAGCCGAAGGTGCATTTAACCTTGGTCTTGCTAGTAGTATTGGTTCTTGGCAGTTAGGTGTTAATGAAATGCTTAAATCAGGGTTACATGGTGCAGTAACTGGTGGTGCGTTTAGAGGATTCGCAAATCTAATAAACAAAGGGGGGATACCTAAACTTGATCAAGAGACAGGCAGATATGTATACACAGCTTCACAGCAAGAAGACAGACTCGTACGTGCTGTCGCGTCATCGCTCTATGATGGCCTTCAATCAACGTATCGAGGAGAAACGACACCAGAACAAATATATTCATACCTCTTAGGTGCATATTTTGGTGCTAATGAAACTACGGCAGGCCAGGCAAGAGCTATGTCTTTTGTTGGTAAAGTTGAAAAAAGAGCTCAAACTAATGCTAAAGAACTTAAAAGATTAGACAAAGATGGTAATCCATATGATAAAGATTTAGCAGTATATGACCCTAGATTAGAACCTGGTTGGGATGATTTACCAAAAGATGTTCAAGAATCAGTAATGCATACTGTTGCAATGAGACATGGTACATTTGCTGCTCAGGCTGCAATGGCAGGGGAAACATTAGAAGGTATTAAAAAAGCAGTTGATACTGATTTAGCTATTAATGAGGCTACAGATGCGGTAAGAGAATCTCAGATAGCTGAAGAGATGACTAAGATTTCTAAAGATGTAGAGAACCCTGATAGCGTTACACCAGAGTTTATGAAGAAAAGTAAGGATAAAATATTCCTTACAGAGGGTCGTTCTAGAATACTTAAAGCAGAAGATGGAGAGTCTTATCCATTAGCAGTAGATCCTAAAGAAGACAACGTTATTAAATTACCATTAAAAGGTATGAACGATGCTAATCTAGAGATTAATGCTAAACTTATTAATGATTCTTTAAAACAAATAGGTGATGACGCTAGAAAAGTAGTTATACCTAAAGATGTAATGAATAAGTTAGATGATAATGCTCCTGAAACTGCTCAACATTTAAGAAAGAAGTTGGCTGATATAGCGATAGCTAGAAGTAAAGCAGTAGACAATTTAGTTGATAAAGGTGCTATAGAAAAGAAATCTGAAGCTAATGAATCATTAGATGACTTTGATATAGGACATACTGCAGAAGTAGAATTAGTTAAAAAGTCTCAAGCCTTTATTAATAAGTACCTTAAATCAGCATTCGACAACTTAACAGATCCTGAAGAAATTGGTGCTCTTAAAAAAGAATATAAAGATAAGCTAATCAATGTATTAGGTGGCAATACTCAGTTAAAACAGTTTAAAGGCTTTATGGAAGATGTTAATAAGAACTTTCCAGAAGTGTTTAGTAAAAAAGATTTAAGTGATTTGGCTGAAGGAGACTTAAGGCAGTTATTTATAAGACAAGTACAACAAAGACCTAGTCCTCATTATTCATTACAATTCTTTGGTGGTGGAGATGATAGAACATCATTAATTAAAGTAGGCCCTACTGGACTCAATGCTAAAAATAATCTTAAAGGCGTTGGTGATAGTGTTAAAACAATAGAGCTAGCATATGAAGATATGATGTATCAGTTGACTGGTCAATTACCTAAAGATAGAGCATATATGGTGTTAGACCATGCTATTACATCTAGAGGTAAAAAGATTGTTGAAATTGAATTAAAGAAATTAAACAGAAAAGAAAATTATGTAGGTTACTCTGGAAAGAATGCTAAAACTGCTCAAGATACTGCTAATAGGCTTATAGGACAAGGTTTAAAATCTGCAGACCAAGATGGTTATTATTATAATGGTGGCAAGGGAGATAGTGGAAAAATGTATTTCTTTAAGCATCATCCAGATGTAGACAAACTAACGTCTGACAATATTGCGAAAGAAATAACTAAAGCTAAGAAAGTATTTAAAAAATATGACAAGAATGCTGCTAAAGCTTATGACTCTTTAAGGTCAGAGTTTGTTAAGAAGTATAAAGACAGAAAAGTTGGTAAAAACACATTTAGATCTTTAGGTAGTGCAGATGAAGCTGGTAGATACTTTGATAAAGCGTTCTTATCTAACATTAAATGGGACGAAACTATATATAGCATCAATCCTAAAAACTTTGAAAAGGGTAAAAACTTTATAGATTGGCTTGCAGAAAACTCATCTATTAGAGATTCTAAAGGTTTTAATAAAAGAAACCAAATATGGATGACTGATGGTTTTGAGCTAGATGCGGACTATTTTAAAGAGGTTTATGATGATATGGGGGGTAGTATACCTGTAGAAAATAATAAGCTAAAATATAGATTATTCGCTGATCCTGGTAAAAATGCTGATTTAACATCTAATTCACCTGCAAGATTATATACTGAAATAACAGATGGTGAAATCTTAATGGAACAGACTACTTTAGATGCATTAAATAAAAGTTGGGGACTTCCAGAGTCTGGTCAAAATAAAACATTTATTGTAGATAGTAGCCCTCAAGATGGTGCTTTTCTTGGAAAGATGATGTTCCATAAAGCTAGTGAAGAAGCTAGTAAATGGATGAGAGATAATAACGTACACATGTTAGTTCCTGAATCTGCAGCTAAAGAATTTGGTTCTAGAAAAATAGGAGAACTAAATGTAAATAAAGACTTATCTGTAGACTTTGATTATAAGGGTGGTTCTGATTATGAGATGAATCTTACATCACTTAAAGGGTCATTATCTGAAAAGCAAACTCAGCATATGTTAGACCCACAACAAATTCCTAAACAGCTTATGTCAAGCTTGATTCCACATGCATCTAAAGAATTAGACCAGGAAACTATAGACGAGTTCTTTGATGAGATTATCGGGGAGAGATATATTGGTGAAGATGTATGGAATGATAGACTGCAAAAAGCACTTGATACAGAAATCATAGGTGATAACGAACAGATAAATATATTAGATAATATAGATAAGCTGGGTTTAAAGAATATTATAGACGCTATTAAAACAACTGAGCATCCAGATTTTGTATCTAAACTATATCAAAGAGTATTAAGGTCTAATGTAGAAAACTTAACTAGAGAATATGAGTCTGGTGAAGTATCTAAAACAGAGTATATGGAAGCCGTTGCAGAAGCTAAAAACTTTACATCTGGTATTAACAGAATGATGGAAATATACCCTGACCTTGCAGTTTTCCTACATAAAGACGTAAGAAACTACTTACAGGCATCTATGAGAAACTTTGTAGTAAATAAGGTTATTAGGCCTAAATGGGACTATAGTATATCTACAAGAATGAGAGGTATAGATCCTTGGTTAAGACAACAATTTGATTTCTTTGATTTAGATATGACGAAAGGTCAAAAAGGTGTTGTTGCTAATCGTAAAAGATTAATGGATGAATTTGGTGTAGAAAATCCTGACCAATTATTTATGCTTGATGATATGTATAAAAAAGTAAGCTACGACGTATCCGATTTATTGATTGGAGAAAAAAGACTTACTTTAGGTGAATTATGGGACAACTATAGAGATAAAGCATCAGTAAAAGAGTTCTTTAAAACTATATCATTACGTGTTCCTATGGACTCTATATCTGGTGCACATGAACTTGCTTTTGCGGGATTTACAGGCATTAAAGGTCATGGTGGTGTGTTTCACCCTAGAACTATGAGGGCATTAGGTGGTGCAGACCTTGATGGAGATAAAGCATTTGTACTATTTGGAATGAAACAAAAGTACAGAGATATGTATCATAAAAATAAATATGAATACAGGGACGATAATTTACAGATTAAGGACAATAAAGAAGCTCCTATATCTGATGAAGGTAAAGCAATATTAAAAGGGTTTTTAAATCCTAAAGACAAACATGAAGCCAGAATAATTGACTTAATAAAGAATGGCAAAGAAGTAACATTCCAAGACTTATTAACATTTACTAATGATGGTGGAACATTTACAGACCAGGCATATAAATCATTTATAGGAAAGTTTACACCAGAAGGTAGAAAAGATATAGCAGATAAGGCAGTTGATGGTCGTGATCAATTAGGTCCTGCTGTTATAAGTAAACAAATACTTAACTCAGTATATACAGCTGCAGGTAAAAATGGTCCTAAAAGATATTGGCTAGGTAAAAAGCATATAACGCCTGAACAATATGAAAAATTATCTGATGCTCTTAAAAAGAAATACAGAGCAGATAATAGAGAGTCTTTATCAGTAAGTCCTTGGGGAGATGATAAGACATATGAAATATTCTATGAACCTAGAACTAATAAAAAAGAATTAGACTTTTCTAGAGAATTATTTAGAGCAGAGATTGGCTTTGGTTCTGACCCATTAGACGAACTTGGATTAACAGGTGGTGCAAAATTCTTTGATGCAGGTTGGCATTCATTATTTAAAATTGATTGGAATGGTAATCAAAAAGCATTACAGTCAAAATTTAGTCCAAACTTTCATGCTAGACAGGGCTTGTTTCAAATATATCAAGGTTTTAATAAAGGTTATTTTTCTAAAAATTGGGACCAAAATAGACGTTGGTATGCTCATGAGATAAAAGACTTTTCTAATAAAATACACCTATTAAATGAAGATCAACGTGGTGATATGTTAGCTAGAATGGTAGAGATATTAGATCCTATTGATTATAGTGATGATATATCCGCTAGAGTTGATTTAGATTTATTAAACCAAAGATATGACGACTTTAAAGACATTTCTTTAGAGCTTAGAGCTATTAATGATTCATATGAAGGCGTAGAAGGTGGTTTATTGGGAAGATTTAGCTTTGATAGTGTTAAGAGTCCAGTTACTACAAAAGTTATCGCAGAAAAGCTATATAATAGAGATAACAGAAAAGTAATGATTGCAAATCCTGCAGTATATAAAGATTTCTTTAAAGGATTAGGTGGTCAATGGGACAAAAAAGCGTTTCAAGCTTATTCTTTCCCTTGGGAACATCAAAAATGGTTTAAATCAGAAGACTTGTATATGCAAGCTGTAGAAAATTCTATGACATATAGAAGTAATATGGTTGATAGAGTTTATAGACAGGGTACAGAGTTCATGCAAAACGATGCAATGGATAGAGCCTCTGCTCAACAATTAATTAGAGCTATTACTTTAGCTAGGAATGCTGGCGTAAATGATGCTTTTATACATCATATGGCTAGATTTGTAGATAAAACTAAAGAAATAGATAGAGCACAAAAATTAAAATCAGCTGAATCTAGTGTAGAAGATTATTTAACAGTTACTAATGTTAGTCCAGAAGGTAAGGTTACATTATCTAGAATATTTAATGTAGACCCAGATATAATGCCTTTTATGAATCAAGAAAGAATTGAAAATAGAATAGCTAATTATAAAACTAAAAATAAATGGGGTATGGAAAAGGGTGAAGAGGGTAGACCTTTAAGTCCTGAAGAGTCTTACTTATTTGACACTATGATGATGTCTACATATCATAGAGGTGATAATTTAGCTAAATACAGTGATCTAAAAGGATTGTCTGCTGAATTAAAGGATATAATTAATCCGTTGCTTAGAGAAATAGAACGTAGTGGTAGTTCTACATTATTTGAAAAGACAGGGTTAAACGCTGCCTGGACTAGTGATAGAGCTATTAGAGATTTCTTAAAAGTATATTCAGAGCAATTTGATTATAAAACCAATGAAAAACTTGATATAGATGTTGACCAGGCATTAGACAGTGATTTAAAAGACCCTGATATTGCTAAAGTTGCGCCTAAAGATATATTTGAGTCAGATGTCGAGGCTATAATACAGGCTAGAGAGCGTTATAAAGAAATGGGTAAAACTAATTTATCAGACTTTGAACGTAAAATGGTCGATGAATTAATTGGGCATGTTAATTACTATGGTAAAAGTATAGCATCAGCTAAAAACTTAAATCAAATAACTAGAGCATTATTAAGAAAAAACTTTGACGCCCTTGGGGTTGAGGATTATAGAGTATTAAACAATTTCTTTCAGGAAATGAGAACTGGTACTTATTGGTCTCAAAGAGGTGCTATTACAAAAGACAACGTTGTTGAACTTGCAAAGCGTCACTGGATGTTATTTCCTAAAACGACATCTAGAGAAATGATGGTTAAAGACTTTACTATATTTGAAGAGTCAGGAAGATTTCAAAACTATAAAGGTGAATGGCGTCAAGGAGATATAGGGACACCTACTCATACTATAGAAAATATACAATTCGTACTTGGTAAAGTTGAAGCTATGGCTCTTAAAACTGATGAAGACGAAAAAAATAGTTTAGAAGTACTATTAAGAGATAAAACAGGATACGAATCATTACCTGAAGGTATAGGGCAGCATATTGGTGAAGTTGTCACTGCAGAACGTGCATTAAGGTCTTTTAAAAATAAAAACAAGCATAAGAAAGATAATCAGTACTATATAAAACTTAAAGAATATAAGGCATCATTGGCTGAAGCTAAGGATATTGCTAAATGGGACAAGATACAGAAGCAAAGGTTTAGTGTAAATAAAGAAGGTGGAACGTATCCAGAGACTGGTAGACAAATTGCTAACAATATTAATGATGCTTTAACACAAAGAGCTATAGAAACATATAGTTGGATTGCTGGTAAGCATTATAAGTATGACCCAGAACTTGGTAAGCATATAAGAGATAATAGCGTAGAAGACCCAATATTAGAATTTGTACAAAAGAATGCTAAAGGTGAAATAAAATATTGGAACAATAATGAAATGTTACCAATAATCGATAGTAATAAGTTTGTTAAGTCTATATTAAAAAAGATGAAAGAAGGTCAACCTATTGGTTGGGGCCTTGGTCTTGATAATCTTAGAAAAATATCTAGGTCTATACAGATTGAAAATCTTCAAGAGCAAGTTAGGATGACCGAAGATGTTGCTAGTAAAAATCTATACAAAGAATTAATAAGCAATCTATCTTTAGCTAAATATCATAGAACAGGTCAGTTTAGAGCCAATGATTACCATCCTCAGTTTATACAAGATAAGAAAGTTGCTAGACGTGCAATTGAGGCAGCTATAAAAGAAGTTGAAGCTCGACCAGGGATGTCAGACAAAGATAAAAAGGTTGAAATTGGTAAACTTATTTTACGATATAAATCTATGGCTGGAGAATGGATTGTAAATGATGTACATGAAAACGATTTAATTAATGGTGCATTACAAGAAATAGCGGAAGGACGTAAAGGTGAAAGCTTTAGATACCTCGAAAAAGATCCTGTTGCTGGGAATATGTTATCTCGTTCTACTGATTTACCTGGTTGGTCGAGGGATTTAGGTTCTTGGGACATATATCAAAAGAATTTAATAGATACATATCATAGGCAAATAGGCCAGATTGTATCTAAAAAGATGTTGCAAGAGTTTAATAGAAAAGCAATAGACACATGGAACAGTCCTGATCAAGTTGTTGCGTGGAATAATTATATATACGATTATATTACACGAGCTATGGGCTTTCCTAGTAAAGTACCAGAAGCGTGGATGGACGGACCTATGGGTGATTTAATGAAGATTAAAGGTACGCCTTATAGTTGGTTTGCAGATAATCATGTTAAAGACAAGATTAATAAGATTAGAAAAGCTATTGGTATGAAAGATAGCGAAATGGTTCCTGATAATTTACAAGGTGTAGATGAAATGGATATAAGACATTGGTCTAACCTAGAAGCTAAATATCAAATGGCTACACTACTTGCTCACCCTAAATCTGCTGCAGGTAATATATTTGGTGGTACTATACATACTATACAGGCTACTGGATGGAAAAACTGGCGTAATGCTAGAAATGCTGAATATTGGAGAACTCAAATAGCTGGTAAAGCATCTAAGTTTGAGACTAAAAAAGATATTGAAGAATGGGCGATCAGTCATGGTGTTGTTCCTAACTTTGTATTATATGAGGCAGGATTAAATCCAAACTTTAAATCTGGTAAATATAGAAGATTTTTAAGAGATGTAGAGAAACTATTAAAGAAAGACCCAATGGTTAAAGATGAAGGTCTTATTAGTTTAGCTAAAAAGCATCAAATCGATGAAGCTGCTTTCCAAAAGGCTGCTTGGTTTATGAGGTATCCTGAAAGAGCATTACGTAGAGATGCATTTGCTGCAGGTTACTTGCAAGCTAGAGAATTATATGGTCATGCTAATATGGATTTAAATGAACCATTCTTAATTGAAATGGCTAAAAAGACTGTAACAGCTACTCAGTTCTTATATAGTGCTCCATATAGACCAGCATTTAGTGCCACAGCATTAGGTAAAGTTATGACAAGATTCCAAACATGGGCTTGGAACTCTGTAAGATTTAGAAATGATGTAAACAGAGAAGCTAGATTACATGGTTATCGCCCAGGTACTATGGAATATGAAAGATTTAAACGACAAACGATCAGTGATATGTTTGTACTTGGTATGTCAAATGTATTTGCATACTCATTATTTGAAACAGCTATGCCTCAGCCTTATTCTTGGTTTCAAGATACAGCTGATTGGTTGTTTGGTAATGAACAAGAAAGAGATAGAGCCTTTTTCGGCAATTGGCCAACTGCAGTTGCTCCGCTCCAAATGGTTACTCCGCCAGGTTTGCGGTTGGCCCCTGCCGTCTTTAGCTCTATGGTAAATAATGATTATAGTAGACTAACTGATTATTACCTGTGGACTATGTTTCCTTTTGGCAGGATTGCTAGAGATACTAAAGGTATAATCGATAATCCATTCTACACTATAGAGAAAATGTCAGGGATACCATATATACAAATGTCTAGAGAAATGAAAAAGGATTTAACACCAGATGAGTAGTGCGTTAATAAGACAGGCATCAGCAATAGCTGCTAAGTATATAAAGAAAAGTCCTATTTCTAAAGCTATCTATAGCCAAACTACTAAGATACCTAGTAATAGTAATATAAGGTTAGAAGGTTTTTATGGTTCAGGTTCTGAAAAACTGAATGCATTTTTAACAGGGATAAAAGATAGTACAGGCACTACAGCTATGAACTATATAAATCCAGGTAGGATACGTAGTAACTTTAATTTCAGAGAGTTTGGTATGGGACACACTACTACTCAAAACATTAAAAAGAATTGGGATATTCAAAACACCATTATAAATGACCCTAAAAGTTGGATTGAAGGTAAGGTTGGGAAAAAGCATAAATATTTCTTTAAAAGAGGTCCAAAAGCTGAAGCTGGTGAATGGGAATGGAGAACCTTTACCCCAGAGTCCAAACAAAAATTAAGCCAAATACAAAAAAATACTTGGGGTGAATTTTCTAAACAGTATGCTCTTAATCAAAGAGCTGGTATAACTCCAAAGAATACTGCATTGCATGACCTTGTAGAGAAGCATATTGGCGAAGTTATAAACCCAGAAGATATAATGAAGCTTGGTATTAGTAAAAATATGAAGAAAAACTTATTAAATACCTGGGCATTAGGTAAAGACCCTAAGATTATGCATCTTCATAATAAAAGTCTTAATTCTTTACATAGAGATATACAATATGATGTTAATTTTAGAGATTTAGTTGAGATAATACAGACTGATGCACGTCTAAGCAAAGGCGTTAGCCCTAAAGTTGGTGCTTTAAGGATAAAGCAAGGCTTCAGGAAGTTTAAGGATCATGATGAGAAATTGCGTGGCACAACCACATATGAAAGGCTTAGAAACAAAATAAAAAGATTTAGGGAAAAAGATAGCCGTAAATCTAGAGACTTATCTAATAGCGTTCAGATTGTTGACGATAAAGTTGTAGTAAGCTATAGTCCCACATTTAAATCTAATGAATATACAGGTGGTATTAATGGTAAAGTAATGATTGACCCTAGAGATCCAAATCATGCTTATTTGCTGCCATCTGACGCTTTTGACTTATATGGTAAAAAGTTTGATTGGCTTTCTAAGAATGTTTTTGGAATGAAGCACGAGCTTTTAAACGTTATGGGCGTAAAAAAAATACCACTACCTGACCATAGAAGTTGGAAAACTAAAAAATGGTTAAAAGAATATAAAGCTCATAAGTCTGTTAATACAGATAAGGGTAGGCAAGATATATTGGATAAAGCGAGAGGCTATACGCCTGAAGTTAAAGATGCTTTAAGAAAAGGCTATACAGAAGAAGATTTAATGAGACATGGAGTTATGAAACCTCAAGAAACTGTAATACCTGTTGACCAACAATTTAGATATTTAAGAACTACCAAAGGTTATGGGGAAGATGTTCCTAAAACATTAAACGAATTAAATACAACTCCAATGCCTATTAGTAGATATGCAAAACAGGGTATTACAACAGGCCTATTTGTTACAGGTGCAGGTACAGGTTTATATGCAGGAGCTAAAGCTTTAAGTAGTAATATTAATAACAATCAAATGGTTAATGAAGATGATGAAGAATACGATAGCTATCACGCTCAAGCCAATACTAAATTACACCGATTCAAAGAGTAATCGTACTCCTGATTTAGTTTTCTATTGCGATAAGCGTTACGAATATATAAGTTCAAAAGATAAAAATAATAACCAGAAGTAAAGTGCCTCCTAAGCATTAGATGCAGGTTCGATTCCTGCCGAGGGTACTGTTACTTCGCTACTAGGAGTAACATATGTCTTTTGAGCACGTAATCCCATTTAAAGAACAATTTTTAACAGCTGATCACGGCTGGTCACCCAATACCAAAGGTATATACGAAAAAAGTCTTAATCGTTATGCACTTGATGGTTTTCCTGATACTAACTATAGAGCTATGATTATAAGATGCCTAAATAGGCTCAGTAAATGGTGTTTAGAGGAAGGATTAACTGATATTCATAAGCCAATGGTAGGTGGTAATAAATTTACCCGTAAAACCCGTGTTTTCTCTGATGATGAATTAAAAAAAATACTAACACTTATAACCCCACTACATTTTCAAGAAATGGTGAGGTTTATATATTATACTGGTGCTAGGCAATGTGAGGTACGTTCTTATGACTTCGAAGATCACGGCCATTATATCAAAGCTAAAAGTAAGGGAGGGGATAGGCTTATTAGAACAAATCGCCAGGCTCAAGAAGTTTTAGAAAGAGGTGAGAAGTGGAAATATACTGCCTGCACAGCAAGTCGTGCTTTTAGAGATAATATGAAAAGGTTGGGGATTAAAGGCACTTTACATGATCTACGTCGTACTTTTGGATTACGTATGATAAAAAAAATAGGTATATATGAAACATCTAAGCTTTTAGGGCATGCATCAGTTCAAACAACTGAAAATCATTATGCTCCTTTATTAGCTATAGATGTTGAGGATTTTGTTTTATAAGGGGAGATTTAACTCCCCCTATAAAGTATTGCCTCTTGGCTGAGGTCTACTCTGAGTTCGGCTCATTTAACGGTTTATCCAGACCCTCGGGCTTGTATGCCAAAGAGATTTCATAATGGCCTAAACGTAATTTAGAATGGTCCTGGTTGACATGAATTACTTGAACGTCTGTGCCCTTTTCGGGGCATCCCATCATGTCTTCCAGACTCTCTAATATACGACATCCTATAAGAAATCTCCAAGCTAAAAAGCCTACGTCTCCGTTTTCTGAGCGAACCACAGCATTGCAATAATCCTCAGCGTTTTTCCAGGGTTTACTCTTCTCTTTCTCCTGTTTCATGGCTGTAGCCCTCCACTTTGAATCTATTTGGTTCTGGCTTCCATTCACCTTTAAACATTTGCTCTCGCATATGCTTTTCGGCACTAACTGCTTCATCTATTAACGAATCTTCATTTTTATGAAATTCATCATTAATATCGTCTTGATCAGCCATTCCCCATAATAAAGTTAAGTAAACTATTATATCAACGATTCGACCCCTAACGTCTTCACGCTGACTTTTATGTCCTTTTACATACGATTGTATTCCGTCAATATGCTTAAATACATATGTCATTAGAATCGTCTCACGACTTAAGCCTTGTAAATTTGCAATTCTTTCAAAGTTTGCAAAACAATTGTCTTTGTCGTGAGCGTATTCCTTCTGACCAGCTAATCGTATCTTACGAACTTCATCAAATATATCTTCTAGAAGTTCATTATGTTCTGCTAGTCGCATTTGGATCCCTCCATGTTAATTCTCTGAATACCCAGTCATGTACCCACCAACATCTACCATTATCTGATGCTAACATAGCAGCTTTTTTAGCTCTAGTTACAACATCAAGACCTTGGTATTCTTTTAGATAATACGCTTTTGGGCCAGAGTTTTTTTTGCTTTCTGCACGAAGCTTTGCATCTTGTGCATTACTAAGGTTTACCAGTGTAGCCATTATACCTCCCGTTGATTAAGGATATTTAGAATAGCCTCTCTAACTCCTATTATAGGGCGTAATTCAAGAACCATCCTAATTTCATCCATTTCCATTAGAATGGCGTGTCCGACTCCTTGTCATCCGTGTTAATACTAGACAGTTCGTCCTCTTTGGCTGAAATAGCAAAGAATAATGATTTATCACTACCTTTTTCATTTAACCAACCTGCTAGTCCTATGCTTGCGCCTTTAGGAATATCGTGATCTATCGTAATGTTACCTCTAAAATGAGGTTGTCTGTTTTCTTCTGTAGCATCTTTATTAATAAATAAAGTGCTTTTTCCTAACTTAATAAAAGCCATTTTATAGCTCTCCTTTTTGTTTATCGTTTTTGTATAAGTCTTCTTCTTATACTGTCTGTTTCGTACCATATTAGCAATCTGTTTCTTGGTCTTTCCTTTTCTAGAACCAGCTGCAAATAATATTTGATTACTGCTGTAAATCTTACTTATCATAAAATCTCCAGTTATGTGTTGTTATGTTTGATTTAATTGGGTAGCTTGGTGTACTATTGAGGATGGTGTCGCTATGTTTTACTTGCGTAGGAATTACTAAGGGCCTCAGCCCTTGTACATAGTTTGATTCCTCAATAGTTTCATCTACGCACAGGGTTATAGAGGCCCTTTTTATTTTTGATATTGCGTCTTGTTCGCAATAAATAAGATTTGGGGGAGTTATCCGTATCGCAGGACTTAGCGACACTAAACTCCTAAAGTACGATTTCTCCCCCTTAAAGTGTTCGTAACTAAATTTAATAAAGTTTTTTATTTTAGTCAATAAATCCACTTGCTTCCTTAAATGTAGCCTCATCAAACTTCTCATTATCCTTTTTTAGATGAACTATCAGCGAGTCCATGATCGCTTTCGTTGCTTTCTGATGTAATACGCTGTGGCTTTTCATTACTGCTGCCATCAATTCGTAATCTTTTTTTGTCATTGCCGACTCCTTTAATTTCCTCCAACGGAGGTATAGTTGTATCTCAGCCGTCTGTGTATCCACAATAAGGACATCCAAAGTTGCATGCTGCAGCTGAAATAAATCTTTGACAAGCAGTGCACTTTGTCATTTTATATTTACTCATTGTAAACAATCCAACCTTCCTTGATAATCTTTAAAGCATCATCATCAATTTTTAAGTTTTTTACAAAAGTTCCATCGCCTTTGTGGACGCTTACCATTTTTACTTCTATTGTCATACCATAATTATCTGGTACTAACTTTACATTTTTAAGTCTATAAAAAAGACTATCACCTTGCGCCATCGTTTCTCCTTTTTTTATAGATGCAGGACTTTAGAGTTTTTATGTTAACCAGGCTTTATTATCCCCTAGTTTAGTGCAACTTCCAGCCACTCAATATCCCGACGAGAAATTCTACTCTATAAGAATAGATACCTTGTATTGTGCCTGCATCTATAGTTTTTTTAAAGACCTATTTCTTTAAGTCTTTTATCTACTTCTTTTTTTATGTCATCAGGTAAATGATCAAAGTGTTCCATTAAATAATTAAAAGCACTATAGTACTTAAGCGCTCTTGATGATTTAATCTCCAAGTCCTTCTGATAAAACTCTATTTGCGTTATCAGTCTCTCTTTTGACATCTTTGATAATTCTTTCCTGATGTTTTTGCTTTTTGACATAAGACTCTCCACGTGTTTCGGGATAATGCTGCTGACATTTACGCCTTGACCTTGAAATATTGAATGCGGATGATATATTTCCGTCTTTCCATTGTTTCATAAGTTCTTTGGCTGTCATCTTAGTCACATCTTTAGATGGTTTGTCATTTTTGAGCTGCCATGCCCATATTGCATATATTAATTCAACGTCACTATCCGCCAGTTCAGGTTTAGCTATTATAAACCCCTTTACTATATTTACCATGTTAACTCTCACCGAAGCTATCCCCCTTTGCAAGTTTGCGTAATACGTAATTCCTCATGTTGTCTGGTTTCTTTTTTAGAAAGTTTAACAGAGAAATATATTCCTTATCTGTAAGGTGTCCTTTTCTAGTATTACACCTTTTACATATTATGGTGAGATTTCCAGGAGTTGAATCACCACCCAAAGAAAGAGGGTACATATGGTCGCATACAATATTAGATACCAGCAATACATCAGGGCAATACCTACACTTTTTCCCATAAAATCGTAAAAAAAGTTTTCTGATTTGTTCCAAAGTGATATCAAATACGACTTCATATTCCTTACTCCTTTTCTTTAATGATGATTTTAACGTAGAGGTCTTCTTCATAAGCCTATGAAAGATTTTTTTGGCGTGTGTGCCGTGGTGTTTTTGTAACACTTTTGTGAATCGATCTTCCCAATATCTTATCTTTCCTCTATGTTTTATATTCTTATTATAAGCCACATTTAACCCTCCTATATCCAGGCCAATGTGAAGAACGTGTGTATTTTTCCTATGTTTATTGTAAAAGTAATAGACTTTTCATCTTCTGCATTCACTTTAGTATATCCTATACCGAATACCCTAAATAGTGTTAATAAACACGCTCCATCATCATAAGTCACCTGTATCATTAAGACCTCCTAACTCGTTTTACTTTTTGAATAGAGAATCCTGAGATGCCCATGCCGTCTTCTGCAGCAGTTATCGCATCTTGTCTTGCTTTCTTTTTATCTATTTCAACTTTAAAACGTTTGTAGTTATCGTTAATGGCTTCTTCATCAGTTATTTCAATTGGTCCCCAGGTCTCAAACATCTTATATCTTGTTGTGTCTGTCTGGAAAACTCCATCATTACCACATGTATCTATAATCATAGGTAATAATTCTTTATTGAAATATTCTTCTGTTCTTTTGATTGCGTTTTTTCTGCCACGTAATCTCTTAACCTCATCCATATGCGTCTTTATTTCAGCATCGATAAGATTAGTTTTTTTATTCATCGTTACAATAAAATGATCAATACCTGACGTTTTATTGGCGATTTCTTTTTTAACTTCTTCAATAGCATCATCAATTAAAGCTAACGGCCCAGCATTATCTGGTTCTATTAGCTCTTGATTATCTCTATCTACTTGAAGGTCAATAAGAGTTCCAATTAGATCTCTTGTAGTTGGTTTGTTAGACATTTATCCTCCGTAGTCTGAATGATGGTGTCCATTCAAGCATTGCTTCGAATAACTCTCCATCAGTGTTTTTAAATAACTTGACCTCTTTATTAGGTGAATTGGCTTGCCCATTTAACCCAATAACTTTTCTTGAAGCGTTTTCAATTGCTCCAGAGCCTTTACCAGCATATAGATCGAGTACTTCGTTTCTGCTGTAGTCTCTACTTACCTGCGATACCTGAACAATAATAACGTCATTGTTAACTGCCATGTTCGACAATCCATGGGAAATATATTTAATCTGTTCATATTCTCCTCTCACTGATGGAGGGGTTTCAACTAAATCAATATAATCCACGATTACCATAGATGGTTGTAGTTCTGTTATTTTTGTTTGTATCTGCTCTAAAGTAGGGGCGACAGTTTGTACATTAATATGCTTTACTTTATCAGCTACTAACGGATATATAGATTTATAGTCCGCTGTTACTGCTTCTTTACTCTGATTAGCTGCAATTTGAAGACTTCTTCTATGCATATACCAACCTGCCAACTCTAAAGATAAATATAAAGTTGATACTTGAGAATTTTCATCGATTCTATCATTAAAATGGTCGTATCCTAGCGCTATATTGTGTGCCAATGTGGTCTTACTACTACCTGTAGGGCCAAATATTGTTACTAGGTCGCCTGGATAAAATGTACAATCGACATTAAGTCCAAGTTGTTTAGAAAAATTATAACTTCTACCTGTAAAGTCAGTTGTTAATCTTTCACTTAGGTTTGCTTGCATATCTTCAGCACTCATTACATCGACTAAATAGTCTTTTCTTTTATAATGAATACATTTAGGATTACATAGTGATGACATGAGTTCATCATTACATCCATACTTGTAACCCTTGTTATAAGAATATTCGACTTGATCAATTACTTCTTGTTCATTTAACTGTCCGTCATTCCATTCTATCATTATAGCTTTCGCTGCTGATGATGGTATTCCGTTTCGTCTATAATGTGAAATCATTCTAAGCATTGTCTTGTGTCTTGATCCTTGTTGAGGTCCTTGGCTAAACATAGTTTGTACGCAAGTAGCTATTTTTCTAGGTTCCATTACCTTACCCATCGGTCGGCTTATGGTTACTTCACTAACTTTTAATTCTTCTAGTTCACCATCTCCAAATAATTCTGTATATGGAAATTCTAATCTAGGAGTCTTTGCTAAGTCGTGAATTTTTTGCCACGTGCACCCCATCGTTTCCGAAAAGGTTAATGGAACCTTATATAGTCCTGTCTTTTTATTTATAGTGTGTGCAACTCTATATAATCCAGTTCTCATATATACCATAGAATCAATCTCTGGAAATAACTTTACCATTGTTTCTTTTACGTGGAAGGGAAGTTCCTCTTGTGGTGTAAAGTTAAAAACTGAATTTGGAATAGTAATATGGTAGCCAGAGCCTGAGAAGTATACACGGAAATTATGTTCTTGAAGGTCATAATCGTTTGTAAGTGAGTAGACAATCTGCTGACACTTCTTTAATGTGTAATCGTCTGTATTCTGCTCTCTGTCAACATCAATTAAAATGTTGTCAATAGCTCTAGTACCATAATAATTCCTCATACTGTTATTATTTGCATCAGCAAAATCAACAGCTTTCTCATCATATCGATACATTGAACGATATAATGGCACATCTCCTATATGAGAAGACAACTCGCTATATGGGATGAGTACGCCCCGTTTCCGAGGCGTCTCTTTTGCAATTTCTATAAAATTATAGGCTTGCAATATCCAGGTTCCCATTAGCAATACTACCAGTGCCATTCATTTCTACTTTCTGAGCGGGGTTACTCATGTCTGCAGGTGCTTCTTTTAAGAAACCTTTAGACTTTAGAAAGTTGATATAGCCTGTTAACTCTTCTTCAGATTTAGCTGATACAGGTAACACTTTATTGTGCACTCTTGTATAAGCTTGGCCATTTTTAGCTAACTCTTTAAATACATAAATAGTTAGTGTTTGGCCTACATACTTCTGAAGATGAGCAACAATATCAGATACTGGTTCTTCTGTTTCATTTACCCATGATCCATCTTGATTAGGACCACCCATTTCACCGATTGCATCGAAGAAATAAGTTATTTTCTTAAGTAGTGAACAGTCTTTAATCATCCCATTAGGCTCTTTATCATAAGAACCTGCTATTTTCATAACTCTAGGATATTCTGAGCCTTCAACCATAAACTCAACTACTAGATATACATCAGCCCAATCATATTTTGCCGATTCATCAGTTATTTTATTTATAGTTCCAGTTTTTATACCAAGCCAGTCGCCTCCGCCACCACTCTTGATAGTAGATCTCATAATTGCCATCTATTTTTCCTCCTTATAGGATTTTATTTCGTTAATAACCGCTTCATAGTCGAACGGTAGTTTCTTTTGTGCTAATGGCGCTAATCTGCTACCAACCATACGTTCATCATACCCTTCAAATGATATTTCATAATCTTGAGTAGATTTATTTACGGTTGCATAGCCGATTACATCTGCTTTAGCACATAATGCTCTCCCTAGACCACTAGGTAGAGAAGGGGATAATTGAGCTTTATCATCAGTCATAGCTGTTTGCTTTGCATGTGATATAAGAATAAGATTACCGCCTACTTTTTTCATAAAGTCTTGCAACTTTTTGACTATATCTGCGTTCTTTTTCTTTGCTGCTGCCCAATCTGCACCCCAGGAACCGTCACCCATATTTTCAATACCTTGGTCAGCTTTGACAACATCTTCAATCCAAGTATTAACTTGATCTATTGTGTCAATAACCACTGTATCGTAAGGGTATTCGTCCCAGTTTTTCATTAAATCAGCTAGTATTTCAGCTAATGAATAAACGTGGCATTGCTTACCTTTATCTGGTCCACCTCTGTGATAAAATCCTCTCTCATTTGTGGGGACTATCTCTATTACTTCTTGACCATTTTTAGTAACTGCTATACCATCTTTCATTTGCGTACGTACTGGAGGATTTAATGCGCAGCAGGTAACTACATTAGCTCTATCTACAAAATCAGCTCCTAAGTCAGTATCTATTACTAGAACTCCTTCGTTACCTTTTTTTGACCATGATGCTGCTTGTGTAGTTTTACCTGTCTTTGGTTGCCCAATAAAAAACCAAGTTATACCACCTGGTAAATCATCAGACCATTTTGTACTTACTGTATTTACTTTTAACATATCACTCCATATTTAGAGACACCTATCCCACTGTAAGAGTTGTGGAAAGGTAAGAGAGATAGATGTCTCTGAGTTAATTGCAGGCGTAAAGCTACGCTGCAGTATTTTCTATTTTTTCTGAGGGTTTTACGAGATGTTCTCTACGCAAACTCACAGGACCTAACGACCCCCAAATGTACGCATAATACAATCTATTTTGCAAGACATTAAATGCCTGTGCTAGGCCAAATGATGCTGCTAATGAGCCACAAAAGATTGTATGTTTTGCTGTACACGGATCGTCAGCGATAGAAGAGGAGGGGACATAGGATTCCATGAAGAAATCGGACTCACGGGTCACAGTTATTATCTCATAGCCTAATGCTCCCATCCTCATATCTATTAAAAACTCTCTGTCTGGATTTTGAACCCATTGTTCATAAACATATTTTCTACATTCCATATTATCAGGTGTAAGAAATACTTTATTTTCTAATGGTAATCCAGTTCGCCAGAATACTGGTTTTGTTTTTACAGATACTTTCTTGTTTAGATTCTTAAGAACAGTTTCTGCAGCTGCTACTTTTGGCATATTTAAGAACTTCTCTGGCCATGATGTTGTGGATAAATTGTGTTCCTCTAACATATCAGGGTCCCAGACGGTTATTTCTTTAAATCCCATTATTGCAGCGTTCTGGAGTAATGCAGAGCCAATACCACCAGCTCCGATTACTGTAATCTTATCTAATCTTGATTGATCGATAAGGTCTTTATTTCGTAAGTAACGGTCTGCCATATTCATCTACTCCTAGTTTCTTTAGCTTTTTGTCTCTGGTATTTTTTGTTATTTTGCCTTTTTCATATTCTAACTGAATATCATCAAATTCATCAAATAATTGCCAGTCGTACATTGTTTCTTGTTGTTGACTATTTAAACCATATGAACCATTATAACTAAGCCAATCTATGTGCTCTTCATAGCGTTCTTGTTTGCTTTGTTTTGGTTGGTTTTTAGGTTGACTTGTTCCAAACAACGTTGCTTGACCTGCATTATTATATTTGCCTCTTTGCCAAAGATTAATACTTGTTGTTTCAGGCTTTTTATTCTTCTTAATAAAATCAGCTTGAGTCTTCCATTCTTTATCATATGTAGTATTTTCTTCAACTTCTATGTCTTCAAATTCTACAATATGTATTTGTCCAAACTGATCGGGGTAAGATACGCCGCAATGTAGCTCTTTACCTGCTTTTGTAGATACTACTAATGAATAATAAAAGTTTTCGTTAGCACCATCTTCGCATTGTTGTATATCTGTTCCAGAAAAGAATGCACCCATACCATGATGTGAATGTATGTTTCCTTGTACCCAAGATTTGCCTATCTCAGGGTATTTTTTCCTTAATTTAGAATAGATTTTCATTAAATCTTCACCGTCCCAGTCAGTGTTACTTGCTGTACCTAAATCGAGAGGGTGGAAGTATTCTAATGTTACTATACTTGGAAATCCATTTTCATCCTTTACATGTGAATACCAGGCTGGGCCAGACCATTCAACAGACTTAAAGCATTTCAGTAAATAACGTACCTTGTCCATCTGCGTCGATGATATGACTAATTTCGGGCTTGTTAAGCTCATTTATGAACCTCCTTCTTTCTTTGTCTAATGTTGTTAAAGCTGTTGTATAAGCTTCTTTTTTAATTGTATTATACTTACCATTGATTGTATCTACATCTACAGCACTTTTTACTTTTTTAAGGTATGTTTTAGCTTTTGCTAGCTGTGGTGATCTCTTTCTTAGAAGTATAATAAAGTTTGATAAACTGTGTCCTAAATACTTTAGATTTTCAGGGAATCTATCTCTTTCGTTTCTACCACCATAAGGACTAATATAATAATCCTCTATAAGTGGCCACAGCTCTCTTGCTGTCTCAATAGAATCTCCTGATGCTCTAACTTGGTATCTATCACTTACTTTAAAGCTTCCGCTTTGCTTAACATCATATATCTTTGATGCTAATTTTTTAAGTTTATCCATTGTTGCATGATCCATATTACCTTCATATTGAGCTTGTAAAGACATTAACATAACTCTTACAAATTCAAATGCATGATATAATGGTAATTCGCCTATTGTCATAGCTGTTAAAACATAACCAAGAACTTTTCTTTGGTTTATACCAGCATCCCATATTCGATGATAATTATCTTTTAATATTGGAAACTCTGAACGTTCTATATATGATTTTATTAACATTCTATTTTGACCTTGCAGCTCTATACTTGTAAAAGCTGTTAAGTCTTTAGGCCAATTCCATCTCATTGGGTCTTTAGCTATTCCATTTACATCTAGGTACTGATCTTCCTGTTCCTCTGTATGAAACATTTCTTGTACCTCATTAAATGAATGTAATTCTCCCCAGAGTTTGGCTTTTTTATAATAAGTACCCCTTGTGTATGTGCTTCTACCGTTATATGCTTGTAGATACGCTTTCATAACACTAAAGAATTGTACAAAATTACCATCCCTGAATTGTGTTGCTAAATCACCTTGAAATGTACCTAAACATGGTACACCATTACTTAAATGCGGATGCTGCGCTGGTAACATTTCTGTCACATCATTTGATTTTTCTATAGGTGCATAAAACTTATAAGTTATCTGCTCATCTGCTATTCGTAAATCAAGCCAATAGTCTCCCATATGGAGATGTGGTCTATATTTACATATAATATCTTTAAAACATACAAGCGTACGAATTTCTTTTTCTGGACGTGTTTCACCGTCTCTTTCGACATATGTCTCTATTTCGTGCTCTTGTGTTGTATACTTTTTTAAAAGATATGTGGCTTGATTACGTAAACTCATAGCAGGTGCATGGTCTAAGCTTCGTGGTATTGAGTCATACCATTTTAATAATAACTGTTCCATTTAACCTCCATAGTTAGAGAAGGGGAGTAGTGCGCTAGATGTCTTAGTAGGGATATAAGGTCGTTAAGTCCTCATATAATACCCATACTACTCCCGTTCTGATTAATTACTTAGCCGACTATATTCCAGATTTGTTCTTAGCCTTCATGATTACAATAGTATCACCTTCTTGTAAGTTCATTGCAGCTGTAACTCTTCTTTCTTCGCCGTCATCTCCAGTAACCTCTACAATAGCTTCGCCCTGATCTACTTGATACTCTCTAAGTACATCTGCTAACTTTGCGAATGTTCCTGATTCAAATGTACCACCTCTTGTGTATGATGATACTTCTACGTTTACTCCATTATTTGCTGGCATAATATGCTCTCCTTATAACTGTTATAGGTTTAAGTCCTTCTTGGACGGTTTTACTTTCATCAACTTGTATCCTTCCATCACTGTTTTTAGGAAGTTTACTTGCTTGCCAAAACCATTGTTGATCTCTATGGCTTCCTTATTATCATAGTGCAAGTCTTTGTTAATCAACGATTTAAGGACAATTCTGTGTGCTTTGGCCATTTCGTTGAAATCTTTATAATCTGTATTATCTGACTTTTTATCTGTCATTACTCCTCCTTTAATAATTTCTTCATTTGTAAATGCTGTCTTTTAGCATCTGTTAACTCCTCTGGTATATCACTAGGCAATAAATCACTGCTATCTGCTAATAATCGATTGATATATTGGTGATCTAGATTATCTCTATACCTTTGTTGTATTTTTTTATAATAGCCACTACGTGACTTATATCTTTGTCTTGCCCTTGTTAAACTATCATCACAATCACTACATATAGTATAGTTAGCAAGATGAGATAGCATATCTGGTAGGCTGTGCTCTATTGTCGTAGAGTCTTTTTTAAAACATTTTAAACAAGTCATACTACCTCCAAAATTGTGGGGAGCCTCTCTAGCGCTACTAGACTCTCACTCCCCGTGGTTAACCAATTATAAATAGACTACATACAGGACATTCTCCTGGTTACCTAATCTCACACCAACCATCTCTGGTATATCTCCAGAACCTCGTCTATTTAATTTGTGGCATACTTTGGTTTGACATAGATGGTTAATCCATCAGACGCCTCTGCAGAGCTTATATCCGCCTCACCTGAGGTATGCCAGCCAGATTTATGAGAGTCGTGCTAGAGCGCCACGTATCTCTAGTTTCAATGGTATATATCCATCGGGCTAATATCTTGACTCTCATTTAATGATACCCCGCTGTTTAGCTATTATCTGCAAAATAAAACAATCCAAAGGAATGTAAGAAGCGTAAACGATACGGGGTAATAATGTGGGTAGCAGCAAGCCGTTAAACAGCTACTACCCTGGGTATATACGGGGGTATTAACCCGATTGGTCGGCAAACCTTGATTGGTCTGCATATAAATAAGTAACGGCTCTTTTATTAGTAGTATTCTCTAGTATCTAGTTTCATGCCTCTTGTGTAATAGACGTTTTAAAATAACTACGTCTCTGAATATATGATTTTGAGGTTTATCATCTTCTTCATAATGCTTTTCCTCTTCATCATACATATAACTGACTATTCGTTCTAAGGATTGTACTTGACTGCTATTTAAACTCATATTCGTCTCCTTAGTGTTGCGTATGCATTGGTATAACTATATCAGGATTTCTCAGGGGTTCTGCCCACAGGCCGTACCTGGTGCAATCAATAATTATACCATAATGCGTACAGTTGTTTTTTACTCATTCTGCAGATCTTCGCTTCCGATACTTGAGGGTAGCGCTTTCTCCAGTACTTGAGCGCCCATCTTTCAAGTTGGTACCTGAATTTGTATGGACAGTATTTGGTTGTTCTCCACATAGCTTACCCTCCATGTATAAGTTGTAAGATTCTGCTTCTTCGGTGTTCATCTGATAAGACGCTTTACCTTGCCTTATTAGTTCTTCTTGATGAGCCTCTTCTGCTCTCATTTGATGATATTCCCACAATGCTGCTTCGTCTATATCTATTGGATAGCCGTGATAATCATTGTAGTCTTCTAATAATCCTTTGATCTTTCCCATGCTGTTTTTGTCCTCCACTTTTTTAAAATTTATAGGAACCTTTACAGGTGAGTAGGGTTGAGATTAAACCCCACTCTGACAATGCTTTAGACCTATGTTCCCTATTACAGGTTTTGGTCATATCCACTACACTTGCGTATAGTACACTGTCATGCACACCTGAAATATGGCTTCAGGCATTCCTCACTGATACTTTTCAGCAACTACTCATATCTATAAGAATGTGCCCACCCTTATAGTACTTTGGTCACTAACTGAAACAACCCTTGAGAGGATGTTACAGACTACATTCCCAATTGGTGTAGTATTAGTGCACTTTAGTTAATCAGCGCCTAGGCTGTTTTTCTATGTATGTTCATTTTTAGTGTTCAATAGTAATTTGTGTCAAGTCGCTCTAGGACAGGCTACATTCTCTATTAAAGAACATAATACCTTACTTAACACTGCAATTATCATCTGGTGAACGATAATCACTGTATTTCTGGTGTTGCCTTATATCACTATAAGATTAACCATAATACTGGATAACAGCCTAACCACCACAGTTCAGCTTGATACAACACAGTATCATATTATCCTACACCTTATCTTGTTGCCTATCACTAGACTCAACAGCATTACCATTTGCTGTATAGTTCTTCTGATGCCCTCAGAGTCACTACATAGATGCTTGTCTCTATGATCCTATTACTAGGTGCTTCCTCCGTAACATGGATTCCACTTTGGGTACATTGCTGTACTTATTCTAACGACATGAGACTGCCGACTGCTTACGCAATATTTGATTCTAAACTTTTAAAAAGATATAGGGGACCATTACAGCCCCCTAATACAGTTTACTCATTATCTATCTACGTCTACTATTTGGAAATACTATTCTTGCTAGTTTAAATCTCCTGTTAAGCATAGATATGAGCATAATACTTACATTACCAACAATAACAAATGCTATACCACCTAGTATACCATAAGACATCATTGTTAGTATCATTGACAGGATATGACTAGGTATTACTAAATACCAAAATCCTATCACAGAACCATATACAAACATAGTTCTGCCTAAATGCAATATGCCTCTCATATTACACCCCCTTAGCCATCTGTATGGCCTTTGAAAGAGATTGTGTTCTCTTTACAGGATTATGGGTATCCTTGGCTATGGACATAATTGTCCCAGCACTTGTTAAGTAATGACGAAACTTGTCTGTTTCATTCAATATTCCTACTATGTTCATAATGAACCTCCGAATTAATGATTGTTGTATTATGTGTACTAAAAGACTCTACTAGTACGCTCTATTGTGGTAAGGCTTAAAAGGATAGTACAATACTACCCTTGATAGATTCTGTTGCCACGCTCTATCAGGCGCCGAGTCTTACTCAGGGGTTGTACATCCATTTACCAGGAACCCATAGGGGAAACTGCAGACTTAAATGTAGGCATATATTTCGCCGTAATGGTGGTGATAGCATTATCATCATCATCAGTCTCAGTTTGTGGTTCGAACTCACGTTGTAACGAGTACGAAACATCTTTCTGGTAGATAAAGTCCATACCACTATCTTTGGCGTGGTTGATGAGTTTACTCATCTTAGCCTTTGATAGCGTCTTTGGTATGACTTTACCATCCTCTGGGATGAATGTTATGAGGATAACTCGGTCGTCGTAGACGGGTTTATTATTCTCATCACGCTTATTCTCCCATAGGAAGGACAATCTACCGTTGTTAAGGACTGCTTTACCGTCCTTATCAAGTTTAGGTTGATTGGTCTTAATTCGCACCTTCCCGTTCTTGAACGCGAATGGGACTAATTCAGATGGATTTACACTTGCTTTTGACATATTACTACTCCTTATTAAATTGTATTAACATTGTATTATCGTTTATTTAATCAGTATAGTGATATGGAAAACGAGCCCAAGCGAGCAGGGGCAGGGCTATACCTAGCCCAACTGAACCTCAACCGTCCTGAATTTCAACGGGTAAGCGCAAGCGCACCGTGAATTTCGACGGGGTAGGGTCAATGTATATCACGTACTCAGATTCTAGACCTATTTTTTACAAATGCACTTTTCAACGTAAAAACACCCCCTATACGGCACGATCAGGTAAAGATATAGGTTAAGGTACCATCGGAATATATTTTTCAGTTAAATTGCTATATTGCTTAACTTAAAGATTTTACTTGTAGTATAATGTTAAGCATAACTATATTATATATACCTTCCTGCGGTCATTTACTACTATAGTCTAGTCTATAACCTAAACTTTAGGTACAACAGAACTAAACTATAGTTTTTAACTGTTAAATATATCTGGAGAGTACTATGAACAACAGTAGTAGACTATATAGCAAGTATTCGCATAATGTTATAAAGACCACAACTGTAGGGTCTAAATATGGCGGTAAAGTACCAATTGAGAATAATGTGAGAAGACGACCAAATGTTACCAACAAATAGCGAAATAACGCATAAAAAGCTAAATATAATGATAGCTCTATGGATATTAGATAAAGTTATAATGGCTATACTAATCTGGGGGATATAATGCCAAGATTTGGATCTAGAAGTAAGAAAAACCTAGCTACCTGTGACGAAAGAATACAGAAGGTGCTAAATGAAGTAATTAAACATGT